GTCTGTGCCACCTATTGTAGCGTATACGTCCACTGTGATAGGTCCAGAGGTCAATATGTTAGCTACCGTAATACCAATGACCGTAGTTTGTGTAGCTCCCGGTCCAGTTAGTATCGTGGAAGCAGAAGTTCCAACACCTGTAGCTGCGTAATTCTTAAATGTATTAGCCATGTTTTATCCCAGTGCGATTGCCATTGCTACAGCCGTACCAGCAGGATCTGCTGAAGTTACATAACCAGCAGTTGAGTGATCTCCCCAACCATACGCTGTATCCCAATTAGTTGAATTGTTTGTTGTTGTGTACCAGCTCGATGCTGTGTAAACAGGATCTGTCTCAGTGTAACTGGTTAGATAACCAGCACTAGCGTGGTTTCCCCATCCGTATGCTGTATCCCAGTTAGTAGAGTTATTAGTAGTTGTATACCAAGTAGATGCGGTATAAACTGGATCAGTCTCTGTGTAGCTAGTTAAGTAACCAGCAGAAGCATGGTTGCCCCATGAGTAAGCAGTGTCCCATTGACCGACCTTTGCGTCGGTAATGGAGTACGTTCCCATGTCAATACTGTTTCCATTCGCATCTAACGTGCCGCCCAACTGTGGCGTAGTGTCCTCAACTACATTTTGTAACTTGTCAGCATTGAGATTGGTAAAGTTGCTATCTACCTCAGCGTGAGTTAACGGCGAACCTTTGCCTGATCTAGTTACAATCGTTGACATTAATCGAGTCTCACTTTCAAGTTACCAGCAGAAATTCTAAAAACATCGCCAATACTGATAGTTTTTGGCAACGCTGTCGTAAAGTCTGAAGGATCAGTCAATTCTGCGTATGCAAGCATATTTCCAGAGCTTGATGCGTCAAATATGCCAGCGTATGTGATCGTCCCCCAGCTTGCAGTAGCAGCCGGAAACTCAATTGCGCTGTCATTGTCAGCCTCAGTTGGGCTTGTGCCGCTAACTGTGAACGCCGCGCTCTGTCTGGCGTATGATCCGCCTGAAACCTCTGTTCCTGCGGCTGAATCGCTCGCGGCGCTAGTAAATAAGCCAACATATAACGTCGCTGGCGCGGTGTATGCAGTGCCACCAAACACATGATTTAGCAGCTTATCTTCTAAATAATCGGAAAAACTCATCCTAAACCTCTCACTTTAAGTGTTAAACCTGAACCAGAGTGCCTTGCACTGTCTGAAGTATCATTTAGCATCTTTACGGCTGCTGCGTACATTTGCGCCCAAACTGCTATTCGTGAATCTTCTTGTAAGTATGGAGCAGAATGAATTAACGTTCCATACAAATATACATCTGGCGCGTCTTGTATCAACCAATTTGTTGAGTTTGAGGCCAAATCCGGCACTTTTGCGAAATACAGTAGCTCCGCAGTGTAATCAGCGTCTGGAGTTGGATAAAAGTTAAATTGGCCATCCGCGTGACAATAAAACTCTGGCCTGCCGGACATATCTTCTGCGCCCTCGCGCTTATCGGCCATTGCCGCCCTCGATATCAAGTCTACAACGCTAGTGCCAGCGCCTTGTATGCTCATCCTTATGGTCGCAATCCAGTCAGATGGGACTTGCGAGTATTGGTCACCAGCATCAATAGTGGCTGTCGCCCTAGTTTCCATCTTCCAGTGCCTCAGATCGCGGTTAATTTGAGACTCGGCCAACTGGATAAACGTAGGTATGACGCTGGTCAGATCGCTACGGTTTAGAAAGTCTGCAACCGTCGATTGTAGGTTTGAATAGTTTGTGATTGTCATTTAAAAATTCTCCGGCAAATTTTGCAGTATGCCATAGTTTTGTTCGCCAATATAACCTCTTTGGCCAGCCTTTAATATTTCCTTTAAAAGTTCTTCAAATGTGTATTGCTGAGTAGCCGCATTCTCTCCTGGTTTATCATAAGCCCCTATATTAACTTTTTTACCGTTTACTGTTTTTTCTCCTATTGGTACACCGGCCCATATTCCACCAAGTTTTTTGGCAACTTCTTTTGGATTTTGCATCATAAGTTCTGGTGTAATACCAATATTTTGCTTAATTAAATATTCAGCAATGGCTTTTTGAGCGTTTTCATCGTATTTGCCTGTAGCCGGATCAATTCCAGCGGCAATCGCTCTATCGCGAAGAAATCCAGGCATGTTTTGATAAAGTCCAGATGCTCCAGTATCTTTACCTGTAGTTGCGGCGATCATTTGATCAATTGTCATTTGTTGAGCTTTATAGCTAGGATCTATGTCTGACATTTCTTTGGCAGAATAGTTAATGTTTACTGCTTCTGGATTATTTGCAGATTCAGCAAGTGATATTTTTCCTAAAATTCCAGCTAAAGCTGGATCTCTTTGCTGGTCTACTAAAAGACTTGCGCCTCTGTTCATAAAACCTACACTTCTAAGATCGCTATTGCTGGCAGATCCGGCAGATTTGGTGGCTTTATCTATAATTCCAGTTTGCGGAACGCCTAATATTCTTTGAAGTTCCTTAACTTGATCAGCGCCAGCATTTTTTGCTCTTTTATAAGTATTTGGGCCAAGATAAGCGTCTATTTCTTCGCCCTGAAAGCCCAAATCGCTTTGTAACTGTATCAGCGCCCTTATTCTTTGTGGTAGATCCATAACTTATCTCGCTTTTCTCAACAATTTTAATGGTTTTGCAATTTGACCTATTGGCCCAAGAGCCAGAAGCCCCATGTCTAATAACTGTTCATCAGTAGGCATCATTCCATAAGACAAATTATCATATCCTTCTGGAGCTAATCCAAGCTGAATATCTCCAGCAGGCAATGTTTCTTCTGCCTTAACAGGCTCTTTGCCTGGTGCGCCGACTACTTCGGCTCCAAATCCAACATCGCCAAGTGCTTGTCCAACTAACGCCTTTAAACTTGGCATATCGTTTAAAACATCTTTTCCAAGCTTAAATGCATCTGCAATAAGACCTAAAGCCGCATTTCTCTTCATCGGAGTTACCTCAGCACGTCTTGGAGTATTTATCATTGACTCCATATTTTGCTGAATGGTTGGCTTCATGGGATTGTAATCTTCGAGCGGCGTTCCTTGCTTGTAGTTCTTGCTAAACTCCAATGCGGCATCTTTGTTTTGACCAAACGGCAAGAAGTTGCCACTCGTAATGGCCTTCTCCATCGCGGTGTCAAAGTCGTTCCTGTAATCGTTTAAGTTGCCCTCGGCATCCTCTTGAATTAGCGGGAACACATACCAATTGCCATCGCTGTCCATTTCGGCCGCCATCAAATGCGTAGATATTGAGCCGTCATCATTCATGATGAACTTATGGTTCTGCGGATTGTATATGCGATCTATGAACTCAGGAATCTCTGTTGCCGATGCCGCACCAGCGCCACCAAGCCCCATCACTCCAAGCAATCCTGCTGATTTCCATTTTTCTAATTGCGCCTCATTTAATTCTCCAACGCTAATATTCCTACCAATAGCAGTAAGATCAGCATTAGTTGGATTTCTTGGATCAGCAATTATTCTTGGATTTCCGTCAGCTTTTGTATACGGAACAATTGGAATGTTTCCAGATGCATCTTTCGCTCCAGCTTTCAGCAATGTATCAAAATCAAGTATTCCTATATTTCCAGCCTCAATTAATGGCGCATCGCCTTTGCCTGGAAACGCCGTTGAATAACTCCAGTGATTGGCTGGAGTAAGCTCTCCAGCAGTATTAAATACTCCAATGTTTGTGAACGTGCTATCACGAGCATTCCTAAGATCATCTGCAGTAATGATTGTTCTGATCTCTCCAGGCGACAAAAATCCTTCTGATTCAAGAAAGTTTTTGGTTCCAAGTTTAGTGACAATACTTTTTCTTAGATCAGCAGGCGCATCTCGCAATTGTTGTACTGATCTTGGATCATCTATTCCGTACCAGTCGTCTATCTTATAATTTTTCGTGTATGTTTCTTTTTTCCCATCTGGCAAAGGCCTACTTTTCTGAACATCAAATCCACGACTTCTAATAAGATTATCTAATTCTTTTTTTGCTGCAAGTCCTAATCTTTCAAACGCATGGCTCATAGCTAATTCTGCTGAATGCGTTGCAAAGTCTCCGCCTGTTGGGGACATTAAATTTGGAGCAAACAATGGATCAACTCCGTATTTATCTCTTACGGCGCGAGCAACATCTAAATGTCTTTTTGCAATTGCCTCTTGGTTTGCAAATAATTTTTCTGGATCCCTGAACATCCAGTCTGTACCACCTTGAACATTAACAGGTCTTGATAGCGGAATGTCGTTCACACTATCAATTATGGCATCCGTTTTTGACCTATCAACGATAGATGAAATAATTGGAACTGTTTTATTTTTCTGGACGTATTCTTCAATACTTTTTCGGGCAGGTATTTCTGGTTGAAAGCTAGTGTTTTCAGTCCACTTTAGCCGTTCGACCGCTTCCTTGCCTTTTTTTAATTGGTTGTAGGTTCTCGGATCAATCGTTGTGTCCAAAAACTTAAATATCCCTAATGGCCCAGCCATTACACAATACCTTTCAAGTTACGCCTAATCGGTTCGCCCCAGCTTGTTTGCATCGGCCTATGGCCGACGGCCAAGTATCTCATTGCGTCAGCACCGTGCGAAGTCCAATCGTGCCTTGGCCTACCTCGCCACGTTCTGCCCTTCTCATCGAAGTCTCGCTGATATTGTCTCAACGCTTCAATCCCTCGATTGCATTTCTTCTCATCAAACCAGCATCGATCCAACATGGATCGTACTGCCTGAATGCCGTCGTCAACTCGTAGGTTCGGGGCTATCTGTACAGGTCTAATTCCAAGATTGTCTAGCGTCTCAAGCCTGGATTTGCCCGTGCCTAGTTCCTTGACCTGCACATCATGAGGCAATATGTGAGATTCGTAAACATAATTCTTGTCTTGCAATACGTTAGCGTAATGATCGAGGCCAACTCCAGAGTTCTCGTAGTAGTCGATCAGCCTAACTTCAGCACCGACATACTGCGCAAACCATATCGACGTACTATCTCCAATCCCGAGATCCCACGCAGTGACAACGCCCATCGATCTATCGTATGGCACGTTCGTGATTCTGTTTTCTTCGGTCGCTCGCTTCATCTCAGTGCCGTAGTACGCGCCCATAATTGCGGCCTCGAAGCTACACTCAAATTCTTGCTCGTACCGATCCTCGCCCATGATCTTGAGCGCGTCCTCTAACTCAGCCTCCGGCAATATCTTGGTCTCGCTTGCTTTGTGCATTGCCGTGTACCAACCTGGATCATGTTGCGCCGCACTAAATATTTCCCAAAATTCGTTACGGCCTTTCGGAGTGCCGATAAAGGTTGCGCGAGTTGGAGAGTCTGGCGTGCTGCGATCAGCAAGCGTCGGCCTGATGATCGTCGGCCACACGTTCGCGGGAAAGTCTGCTGGCTCATCCATAACTACCGAGTCGAGATAGATACCTCGCATCGACTCGGCAGACTCAGCGCCGAACAGTCGAAGCCTCGCGCCGTTCGGGAAGTCTATACGAAGCTCGGACTCGTTCACTTTGATGCCTGGAATGTGCTGAGTGTAATGCTTCGCATAATCCCAACAAATCTGTTTGGCCATGCGAAATGTTGGCGCAACGTAGCCAACGCGCACATTATCGCGCGGGGTCACTAACGCATCTCGGATCAGGTCATTTATCGCGGCGACTGTCTTGCCGCATCTTCGGTGGGCCACCAGGCAAGCGAATCTTTGCTTGCGCCGGTGGAACGGCATCATTACATCTCTAGCTTCATAAGGAATATCTATCTCAGGCATGCCACCTCAAAAAGTCCGCGAGCATCGCGAATACAGTTAACACCAGACAAGTTACCATCGTGAACAGAAACTTATCAAAATTAGACATTCTCGCCTTTCCATTTGATGATCAACGGCCCACCAGACTCGCCAGTGTGTTCAAGCTGTTGCTTCTCACCATATCGTTTCGGCAATAGCTTAGACGCAACCCATTTATGCGCGTCGACCTTCAATCGAGCCACATTGTAAGTCTCGGGAGTCGCATCGTAAGCGATCTCCAAAATGTCCTCAGCCGCATATTCTTGTTGCGCATTCTTCGCGCGCGCGTATTTGTCGCGGATCTCTGGATGCCGATACATCCATCGATAAAACGTAGATTTATCTGGACTCCAAGTCTCATCACTACAAATCTTATTCAGCGATCTTCCAGCCGCAATTTCCTCGCAAATTCTATCCACCAACTCATCAGTATAATCAGTTGGCCTTCCCATTTTCACTTCTTCACTCATCTCTAACTCCAACAAGTTATCCACAGCTCAGATTCTACTCGCAAATTTCGGGGACAAAAAGGACAAAAGACATACTCTAAAGAGTATGTCTTGTCTTGTCCTCCAATTATTTTGTCCATGCATTTGTCTTTTTTTGCTTGTAAGTCATTGATTTTAAAGAGATCACAAAAAGACAATTTTGTCTTGTCCTCAATTGTCCTCTGTCCTTTTTCGCCTCTAACATATTGATTATAAAGTCTTGTCCTCAAGATTAGCACTTTATCGACATTGCGACTCAAGATCCAAGATCATTGCCGCGTCAGTTGCAGACCATCCATTGCCAAATGGCACGATTATTTCTCCATCAATTAAGCATCCAATCATGCGTGATGGATCTTTTTGTAATGCCTTTTTAGCGGCTGGCTCTGACATGCCAATGAAAGGCCCAGTTAAGAAATCAAGCATTGCGTTCCTATCTACAAATGGACGACCTTTTGCATCTCGCTCACGATGTGATGCATGCCAAGCGCGCTCAAATCGTTTTCTGAACTCAGAAACCTTTGAGCTTTTCTTGTTCTCTTTAATAGGCTCATTCGCCGGATCAAGCACAACGCTCGACACCAATTGATCATCCTCATCGCGCCAACCATTGATTGTGACTGGCTTGAGATCAAAGAATTTAGATTTTTGCATCTCGGCATCTTTCATCTTGCGTTGCACAATTTCAATTGGCCGATCCGAGTTACCTGGCTTCACACTCACTTCGATGTCCAATGCCCCGCGCCAGGCGCTTGATCCCCTGGCCCTGTGCTGTGCCTCTTCAGATACGCCAGTGTGATGCACCAAGATAACAGTACAGTCGAACTCTTCCATTAGCACGGCGCACGAATCGAGCATCGTCTTGGCATCTTGCGCTGAGTTCTCATCGCCAAGTAAAAATCGGTGCAATGTGTCTACAACGATAACCTTCGGGCTAACTGGCAAAGCTCTGATATTCTCAATTACCTTTACAAGGCCTTCGTGAGTATTTAGATCAGTGCCGCTTTTAGATATCCACATCTGTATACTGTCTACATCATGATGCTGGAGCCATGCGGCGATACGTCCTCGCAATCCGTGATGCCCTTCACCGGCCAGATAAGCCACTGGCGTTTGCTTAGTCCTATGTCCGCACCAGTCACGATTCTCCATATCAACTGCGGCCAGGCGCAGGCACCAGTCGAGCATCAAGAATGTTTTGCCTGATCCAGATGGCCCGTGAACCATCATTAAACTATTGTTCTGCATCCAGCCCTTGATTAGCCACGATATAGGCGCGGGAGAGTTGCGGAAGTCGTTACCATCGAGCAACCAGTCAAACGTTTGCTCAGGCGGCTCTAGGAGGGCTGAGAGATCGTTTCCAGCCAACAAATAGTCATTCGCATCCATGCCATCTACAGGAGGGATGATGACAGTCGCACCAAACTTAGCCGATGCTTGGTCGGCATAGTTTTTACCAACGCCGTTCGCGTCGTTATCGGCGACGATGATGATGCGCTTTGACGGGCCGTAACGATCCCTCAGCAGGCCAGTTACGGTAGGAATATTTGATGCAGAGTACGCGACATAACAAGCCTTATCTGTGACCTGAGCTATCGTTGCCGCCGTTGCAAAACCTTCCGCAATGTAGATATGCGAATCTTCATTATCCCCGATGCGCCAATACGATCCGCCAGTCTTGCCTCCAGTGTGATAGAGCTTGCCACCAGACGCGTCGATATACTGGAGAGTCGTCATCTCGCCATCGGCGTTAAATAACGGCACGATGAGCCTACCGTCGCCGGTTACTCTAGCGCCATTTGGATCAATTCTTTTCTTAACTAGATACGGATGATCTGCGTTAGCCTCTGCGGATTCAGACCATATCTTGTCCACAACGTCAGCCACGTTCTCGCGCATCTTTTTCTCCGCCGCTTCACGAACCTTGCGAGCTTCATCCAGATGACGCGCAAAATCTATCTCTTCACGGGCAGTTAGCCTACGACCAATGTCGGCTACAAAGTTATGCTCTACACCCCAGCGCCAATCACCAAAACGCCCAGCAGGAATGCCATCACTATAACCGACATACCATCCGCTTTTATCGCCGAAACCAGATCGTCCCTTGCTTCCCGAATTAAATCTATGAATCTTGCCATCAAGTATCACCTCCGAAGGTGGTTCAAGACCTGCATCAATTATAGCCCGACGGAACTGTAGCTCTGGCGGATCAGACCTCTCTGAATTCTTCCATAATTCTCGTATATCAGCCATTTGTCCACCCAGGAATCGTCGTGTTGAAGTAATCCTGCAACTTCTCTACCGTACTCAAATTCGGATCTGGATGTTTTGCTTTGACTAAGTTTCGTAACGTCGAGTAACTAATATTCGTGCGACGGCTCACCTCCCGCAAGTTTCTGTCGGACAGTAAGCGCTTGATTTCATTAATGTTCATAATTTTCTCCTGTAAGTGTTTTTTTTTACATGTTAGATTAAAAAAAGGCTACTTTCAAGCGGGAGTCGGAAAATGAAGGAAATAATTGCTTTCTTGGCCATGTTCAACCTGCACTATCCACCGGAGACGGTGATCACTCCGAGCAACGCCACATTCTTTTTGGCTGGCGATATCCCAGTAATCTACGTCCGATGGGACATGAATAAGCCACACATTATCCTGCACGAGGCATGTCACGCGGCGCAATGGGGCAAATTTAAAGGCCCAGCCCGTGATTACAGAGAGTGGATATGGCGCGAGAAGCAGTGCATGGCCATCGAAAATGCTTGGTTGGAACAATAAATAACACTTTTTTTTAATTATTTAGTGAAAAAGTGTTGATCTGGACTTTGAAATTCTATTAAAATACTACTTATGGACACACGGAATTGGCCGAAAGTCCTAAACTAAGGAGATAAAAATGACTGTAATTGAATATAACTTTAACGAAATGAACGACCAAGAACGTAACGAATTAGTTGGAAAAACTTTGTGGAGACAGTATGGAAGAATAGGCTATCAACGGTTTCAAGTTTTTGAAATTGGTAGTAAAAAATTTAAGGGCAAGGGAATTATTGCTGGTCTTGGACAAGGCATGATTCAAAAGAATTTAACACCAGAATTAATACTTTGGTCGCACCATCCAAAAACATTAGAGCGAGCTTAATTAACGGGGCTTCGGCCCCTTCCTTTAGGAGAAGAAAATGATGACAAAAAAAGAAGAACAAAATTTTTACTTTGTATGCGCTTCACT